GTAGTAGCCCCGACTGATCCGGAAGGTGGCCTTCTCAGCGACTTCCTGACACCATGAACGTGAACCGCTGCCATAATCATAGTGCGTCAGTATGTCTTCATCTGTATACATACCTTGATTCCCGGCCCCTAAATTGTGCGACCAAACAGGAATATCGCTTTCCACACTGTTCGGATCTACCCAATTTTTGTTTATGGCCTCCTGGTGAATTGGTAGCATTAAGCGGTTCCATTCACTGCCATGACAAATCGCTCCGCCATGTGCTCCTGTTGGGTCTTGGCTTGCCCCCTTCAGAAGCCTTACCTTGTACGTTAACCCTCCTATTTTGACGGTTTTGTCCCCATATACAGCATTGGCACTATTGATGTGATCCCAGCTAATAGAATATCTAAATGTCTTTTTTGCGACAAACAGTATTTTCCCTTGCCATGCGAATTTCAGCCAGCCAGCTGTGGAATGCTGACTTATTCCTTGCGATATACCTACAAGGCTAGCAAGAGCATCGCCTGATATTAGTTCACTTGCTGACACTTCACCAAAGAAACCTGCATCCCAACTACCAGCTATTGCATACTTGGGGCCAGGAGCATTAGTATTATCTATAAAAGCTACATATGTCAGTAAAAATGTTTTTAGTTCGCCATCGACATTTAGTTCTAACATATTATTATCAACTATTCGCACTTTACTATCTATAGCTTGATGTGTTCTTAGCGGTGTCATGAATTTTGTGTTATTTGTTCCCGCCTCTGCTTCTGCTTGTGTTGCAATTGTAGGCAAGGGTATATCGCTTAATCGAATATGTCCTGCTTTGTCTTGTGTCGCTATTTCAGACACATGCGCATCAAGCTGGACCTGCACCGCCCCTGCTGCTGCCTCTGCCTTCGCCTGGGCGCCGGCGGGGGTTTCGGCGCCAATGTCTGAAGGCGTCAAAGCATCACTGCCACTACTGGCGTGAGTGCTTTTATGTGCTGACGGTGTGAAGTTGGACGGTTTCCCCTGCACATCATTCCATGCCGGCAGTTGATCAGAACGGCTGGTTTTCGCGATATAGTATCCAGATCCAACTCCGTGCGTGTTCTTAGTACCCGCATGAGTGTCTGTATAACCTTTTGCATTGGCTTCGGCTGCATTTGCCTTCGTCTGTGCTCCTGAGGGGGTCTCATGTCCGCTATGGGGAGCTGCTTTTTGCTCGTGTGCGTCAGTATATGCCTTCGCATTTGCTTCGGCAGTATTAGCTTTAGCTTGTGCCCCTTCTTTTGTTTCTAAATTAGCAAGCTTTTCGTTCAGTTCGCCGAGAGTTACTAATGCAGATGGATCTACTATGAGATTAAAGTTACTTTCATTACTAAAATCAATGACAGCATAGAAATTCATTGCAAAGTCCGGCACTTCGGAACCGGACGGAATCGCAATGCCGGTATTGTCCTGAAGGATTGCAAACAGGACCGGTGGGCTATTCCCCACATGTGCCCAAATACCTACCTGCTGTAAAAGATATCCTGCCATCAATCCAACGTTAGTAATCTGTACGCTTATTTTTTTTCCGTTCGGAACATTGGCCGCTCCTGTAATTGCAAAATTCTGCTTTTGCTCTTTAAGTGCTGTTTGTGCCATGAGGGATGATGGTGGTACTGTCCCTGTGCCTCCAGCTGCCCAATCAAGAGTGAGCACTTCTCCTGCGAGGACCTGTTGGAGCATGGCAACTCCATTATTAGTTACAACTGCGTTATCCCACGCCATATACAGCCACCTCCACAGTTATTTCGATGCCTACGCCTGCAAATGCTATGGCGCCATAGCTACGGCAATATCCTGATGGTGTAGCTATGTACTCGATGCCATCCATGTGTGAGCGAAGGTTTTTATAGTAGCCGACTCTGTCTAAAACTCTCTGATGTTTTACTGGATCAACTCCTTCATATGTCGCATCAATCAATAGCTTAAAGTGATACGGTTCTCCGCCATAGTTAAACCATTCGTCGACCTGAGTACCATGATATATTGCTGATATGGCCTTTTCAACAGCTCCCTTAGTGCCAAGCGTTCTGTGAACATTCCAGCTATCCTTAAGCGTTCTGCGTTTTTCTTCCAAGGTGTAGTCGTAATCCCACCAATCAACTTTAAAATCGTAAGCGAGGATATCAAGCAATTCTTCAGGAAGCGTGTCGATGCGAGTATAAATCATCAATCTATCAATTTCAGATGGCCGTTGTGCAAGTTCTTCTGCAATGACAGTCGCAAGCGCAAGCATGCTTTTATTTTCCTTAAGGACTTGCGGGAAGGTTTCTAGTAAATTTTCGGCGGTTATACCGTAGTCTTTATTCATCTTCAAAACCTCCGTTCGTGATTGTTATGGTCCCAACAGCAGCGACCTGAGGTACAGTATTGTCGCTCCCGTCGCGTAACGGAGTAAAGGTTGGCTGATTTAATACAATACGTTTTATGCCAGTCTGCATGAGCAAGCCAGATAAATAAGATGGATTGATGTCCCGACCGAGCTTCGCACTCTGCCAAGCTATATACTGTTCAACAGCATCATTTACAGAGCGTTCTATCTCCGCAGAGCTCATGGATGTATTACTGGGAATGTAATAGGTAAATTCGATGTCATAGCTTACTATCTCCGGATCCTCTACCCTTACAAAGTCTGTAAGAGGCCGCACAAAATCAGAATTACATGCAGCAAATACAGCGTTCTTGATTTCTGTGCCTGCAATTTCACCATTATTCATTAAAACATATATATTAACATGTCCTGGCTCGGGAGAATTAACAACCACATCGGCTATCTCCCTTGAGACTTGTTTTGCAAAATAGATATAACTACCTTTTGCACCGGCGGTACTATAAGCATCTTGACTATTTCGCATGAGTTCATAATACTCATGATCTGTGCTCGCATCCGAACCTCCGTCGCTTGTTGTTATGTTTTCGCAGTGGTCATAATATTCAAACGGAGTAATTATGGTATTGATTTGCCCAGGCTCATATCCATTTCCAATCTTGCCAGCAGTTAAGCATTGAATCATAACATCTGCATAAAGGTTGCCGGGTTCAATATATACGTCTGTCGTCGTTTCCCAGACGAGAGTATTCCCTGCATCTGTGACCTGAGTGCCTGCAGGTATCAATACCGCTGATGGTTGTGCTGCTGAAATATAAAAACGCTGAGTACATACTGCCGCTTGAGCAGGAGGTCTTTTTTGGCCATAGAACAATTCACCAAGAGCATCAAGATTTTCTCCCTCGGCTCTACTGGGAAGGTTTTGATTACCGGTATAATTGTTTAAAACTCGTTCTTGGATTATGATGTTAGCTATCCATTGTATAAATAATTTTTCCGGACTTGCAGGGTGGACAACAATACCGGTAATTTTTTCATAGGCAGAAATAAGCTTTGATACTAATTCATTTGTATCCGTGCTTACAAATTGATATTCAGGATTCCTACTCATTGTTTATTTCCACCTCCACAACCGGAATTATTTTACCAGGCGCATCTTTATCCATTTCAAACCTGACGTTTATGAGCCTTGCACGAGGTTCGAACTGTGAAATGGCATCCATAACCTCTGCAATTAACATTGCTTTTGCGACAGGCATTGGTTTGTCAATAAATTGCATTGGCAACCCGAACTCTCTATATAACGGTATCGTTTGTTGGCGAGTCGAAAGCAGTATAGCAATGTTTTGCTTAACAGAGGCAATGGTATCTGTTTCATTCAACGTTAATCTGTTAATCTCTTTTGGGCTTACCTCATAACTCATAGCACCACCTCATGATTTCAGATATTCAAGCAAATCGACAACAACAGTAGCTCCAGTCAAGTTTCCTTTTTTGTCGTATGTCTCAAACTTTATCTTGTGGCTTTTGACTGTCCACCTATATTTTCCGTATACCTTTTCTCCGATAACAAGGGTAACAGCTTTTCCGCTGCGTTCATATTCCCATAGCTTGGTAAGCTCCGCCATCGGATCAACACCCAAATATACAGAAAGAACCATCTCAAATGAGATGGTATCG